TGAAAACAAGGCGGTCCCAAGATATATTATTACAGTAAAAGGAGCAAAGCTTTCAGCGGAGTCAGAAAGAAAATTGCTTGAATTTTTTCAGGTCGGTCTAAAAGGAAAGAACCACAGATCCCTGTATATTCCACTTCCACCAGACTCATCAGATTCAAAAACTGAATTTAAAATGGAGCCAATTGAAGCTGGGGCGCAGGAAGGCTCATTTGAAAAATATAGAAGTTCAAATAGAGATGAAATATTAATGGCTCACAGAGTCCCAATTAATAAAATTGGCACACCATCAGGAATTAATTTAGCTGCCGCTAGAGACGCAGATAAGACATTTAAAGAGCAGGTTTGCAGACCAGCACAGGAAAACCTAGAAAAGAAATTAAATAAAATAATCCAGGAAATGACTGATGCCCTAGAACTTAAATTTAATGAATTAAGTTTAACTGATGCGGACACACAGTCTAAAATAGATGAAAGATATCTTAGATTCCAGGTAATAACTCCAAATGAAATTAGAGTTAGAATGGGCATGGTCCCAAGAGAAGGCGGGGACGTACCAGTCGATCTTGCAGCCCAAGCCGCAGAAATTAAAGCCCAAGCAACCCAAAGCAGAGCCCGTGATCAAGAAAGATCCGCTAATTCTCCAGATAAATCTGGGGAGGGCAGAAATGCAAAGGGAGATGGAAGACAAGTCAACTAGTTCTACTCAACTACTTATTTGCCTTTTGATACAACAATCTCTATAATATATAACATATGATTATCGAAAAGTCACATTGGTCTTCTAATGGAAATGCTATTAATTTAGCTGTTCCCTTTACAAAGGTCAATAGAGAAAAAAGAACAGTCTCAGGTTTTGCAACATTAGACAACCTGGATCAGACTGGTGACGTCGTTACACAAGAAGCAAGCATGAAAGCGTTTGAAAGTTTCAGAGGAAACTTAAGAGAAATGCATCAGCCACTTGCAGTTGGCAAGGTTGCTTCATTCAGACCAGAAACTTTTTACGACCCAATAACAAAAGAATTTTACAATGGCGTTTATGTTGACGCTTACATTTCAAAAGGCGCTCAGGATACATGGGAGAAAGTTCTAGACGGAACTCTCACTGGTTTTTCAATCGGCGGAAAGATTCTTGAATCAGATAACGAAGTAAACAAATCAACAGGAGCATCAGTAAGATTTATTAAAGATTATGCACTAGTTGAACTATCAATCGTTGATTCACCAGCAAACGAACTATGTAACATTTTTTCTATTGAAAAAGTAAACGGACAAATGATTTTTAAAGGCATCGCAGCAGATGTTAAAATGGAAAATATTTTTTATTGTGCAGACAGCGACTCTGTATTTATGTCAACAGAGTCAGAATACTTGTCTCCAGTTACTGGAAAAAAGACAGAGCTCATTGGATGGGTAGAGTCAAACGACGTAAACAAAGGAAAAGAAATAGAAAAGATTCTTGATTCACGTAGATCAAGATTGCAAACATTGCCTGAAACACAAAATATAAATACGGCAATTGCAGAAGGAGGAAATGAAGTGGAAAAGCTTAATGTAACAGAAGCAACTCCAGTAGTAGAAGAAGCAGTTGTAGAAACACCTGCAGAAATTATTGAAGAAGTTGCCCCAGTAGAACAAGATTCTGCTGAAATTGTAGCTGAAGTAACTTCTGCCGAAGTTCTGGAAAAATCAGCAGAACTAACAGCTCAGGAATCACCTGACTTTGTTAAAATGCTAGGCGACCTTAAGGGTTTCTTCTCAGAGACTTTGGAAAAGGCCTCTGAGGCAAACGCTGCTCAGGTTTCAACAATCAAGGAGACAGTCGAAGCTTTTAGCAAGAATGTCGATTTGAGAATTTCAGAATTAGCAGAAAAGCACACAGAACTCTCAACAGCAGTTGATTCAATTAAGTCTATCATGGACACAGTTGAAAAAAGAGTAGACGCAGTAGAATCAGACACTGCAATCAAGAAGTCCTCTGACCTTGGCGGGTCAACAGGAGTAACAATCAAAAAATCAAAATGGAACGGCACTTTCCTCGGTTCCGTTAGCGAATTAACAAAATAAGGGTATGGTGAAAACTAATGAGTAATGAACTATTAGCAAAAGCAGCTGAAGCAGGCACAACACTAACAGGTGGAATGACTGGCGCAGCAAACCCTACCGACGGAATTCACGTAGGTTCCGAGGGTAAGGGAGGCTTGCTCAATCCTGAGCAATCCGCAAGATTCCTAGATTACATGTTCGATGCAACAGTAATCGGTAAAGTAGCACGTACAGTTCGAATGAGAGCTGACACTACAGAGATTGATCGTATCGGAGTTGGCGAAAAGCTTATGAAGCTTGCCGCTGAAGCCGAGAACACTGGGGCAAATTCTGCCGTACAGTTCTCAAAGATCTCTCTCACAACAAAGAAACTTCGCCTAGATTGGGAACTTTCAACTGAGTCTCTAGAAGACAATATTGAAGGTGCAGATCTAGAAGATCATATTGCACGTCTTATGGCAACACAAGCTGGTAACGACCTTGAGGACGTAGTCCTTAACGGTAACACAGCTCTAACTGGAGATGCACTTTATAAGGCATTCGACGGTATTGTCAAGATTGCAAAGACAAATGGTCGTGTAGTAGCTGGAGCGGGCGCAGCAGTGTCTCGTGACATCTTCAACAAGGCACTAAAGGCTATGCCACGTAAGTACAAGCAACGTCGTCCAGACCTACGCTTCCTTGCAGGCTCAAACCTAATTCAAGACTACTTGTACTCAACATCACAGAACATCCAGAACGTTAACCCACAAGATATTGCTTCAAGCATTATCCGTGGAGACCAGGGTGGTCTAGGTGGTCCAGCAGGATATGTGGCACCATTCGCATTTGGTATTCCAATTGTTGAAGTTCCACTACTTAAGGAAACACAGACAGGTTCATATGCAACACCAACAGGAGAGCACGGAGACGTCCACTTGACATTCCCAAATAACGTTGTTATTGGTATCAAGCGTGATGTAACTGTTTACCGCTTCTTCTGGCCAAAGAAGGACTCAATCGAATATACAATGTATACTCGCGTGGGTACCCAAATTGAGCAGGCAGATGCATGGGTAGTCGTAAAAGACGTTAAGGTTGCTTCTTAATTTAAGAAATAACTTGCTGGAAAGGCCCCTAATTAATTTTAGGGGCTTTTCATTTTAATTTTATAGTGCTATAATTTGTATACATACCAAAGGAGTATATATATGTCATTTGACACACTTAAGGTCAAGGATTTAAAAGCATTAGCAGCGGACTTCGCAGTTGATGTGGACGGCCTAAAAAACAAAGCAGATATTATTGCATCACTTTCAGAAGAAGGAGTAACTTGGTCAGTATACCAAGGTACACTTAAAAACATTGAGAACGCAAAAGAAGATGCAGATGAAATTCTTCCTAGACTAGATCCAAATCAGAAGCTAGATGAAGATATGGTTCTAGTAAAAATGGATCGACCAAACTACAGATACGATGCACTAGGTTTTACATTCACACTAGAGCACCCATTTGTAGCAATGAAGCCAGATGTGGCTCAAGAAATTTTTGATAAGGAGGAAGGGTTTAGATTGGCTACACCTAGAGAAGTACAGGAGTACTACAACTAAGCCTAATACATGGCAGAGATATACCAGAATACAAGTACGGCGGCAACAACAAAGCTTTACGTAAAAGGTGAAGCGGTTACGCCTACCGCATCAGTAATCGTAAAATTTTATGATATAACTGGTGATCCAGTTGTCTCTCCACAAATTAGTCCTTCATCAATTATTGCTACTGTTACAGCAGAAGCAAGCGAAGTAGATCAGGGATCATTTAGCGTATACCTTCCAATACAGCATACAACAAGAAACAGAAAGTTTAAGTTAGTATGGGATTGGCAATACAACTCAGTATCCTATTCAAATACAACGTACCTTGATATCGTTACACCCTATGTCGATTTACAGGAAGCAGCACAGGAGATGGGTCTCGGATCAGATTCGAATGACCCAAGTCATAAAACACATCAGGAATTAAAATTGGCGGAAAGATACGCTAGAAACATAATTGAAGGACATACAGGACAAAAGTTTTATTTGCATGATGACAGATTTTTTACAATAGGAAGTGATTCAGATACACTTTCAATGCCTAAAAAAATAAATAGGCTACATACTCTATATGCCAATGATGAATTGCTTATAGACAATATCAATAGTATTAATAACTTAGGCATAGTTGTTGAAAATACAGTAAGTGGATTTGGAATAAGAGCCAATCATTTTTCTGGCGTTAACGACGATGTATATATTGCAAATGGAATGGTACCTCCTTCAATAAATGACTCTTCTCCAAATATTTTTAGAAGATCAAAGTCGTATAAAGTTTATGCAAGATTTGGCTGGGATTATATTCCAAATGAAGTTAGAGACGCAGCAGTTGAGCTAATGAAGATGTACTTTGCAAAAGATCGTATCTGGAGAGAAAGATATGTTAAAAAGATATCTACAACAGACTGGGATTTTGAATATTCTTCTGAGGCATTTGGTGGAACTGGGTCTTCTTACGCAGATAGGCTTTTAGCAGACTACGTTATAACACAAATGGTACTGGTGTAATGTTTGACGTGGTTGATGGTTTAATGACCATGAAAATGGATGTCTACCGTCAATCAGAACGGCAGGATTCAAACACTGGCGCAATGGTTAGAGAATTTTCTTATATTAAAACAATAGATTGTTACGCCCGTGGAATTATTAGCCAAAACGGCGGTAAAGGTAATGACAGACAAAAGTTTTCTAATAAATATTCTAATGATCAATATATAGAAGTAAGAACATCCGATAGGCTAACTACCAGAGATAAAATAAAAAATATTAGAGATGTAAATGGTAAACCTATCTGGTATGAATTAAATTATCCAAACGATACCGATACTGTATTTGATGTAGCGGGCACAACTCCAATAGCAGACCCATTTGGAAATGTTGTTGGATATAACTCCTCATTAGAAAGAGCGGAGAATCAGCAAATTGGCATCTGAAATTTTAGCAATTAAAGCGGCAAGCGGGCTAGTCAGTTTAATGTCTAGCAAGCCAGTTAGTGGTGCAATAAGAGACAGTACTGTTGCACAAATATCTGCAGCCCTATTTTATAAAACAAATG